GCAGCAGCCCTGGTCTGACGAATCCCCACCATTGTCGCAGATCGTTGGGGGAAATCAATCGTGCTTCCATCATCCCACCAAAATGTAAGCAAAGGTCTTATCGGCTGTGGAATTAGCGTAATGACTGATAGTTGCCGATCCCTGAGTCTGCGATGAAACGTACACATTTGCAATGCTCGCCATTGATACGCAGTTTGCCGTCACGATTGCGCTCGGAGTCGCCGGACGGGTAGGGCTTGTTTGAGTTGGGAGCTGCTCAATCGTCACCAATGTCGAGGTTGTTGCCCACATGATCTCCATGTAGTCATTCGCCGCCAATTCAATAAAGTAATTCAGAGCCGCGATCAGATGACCGTTGATGCTGCCATGCTTATTGGGAATTGAGTACCGACTGTTACTCCCGGCCACATCGGTTCCATTCTTCCTGAACCAAATGTCAACGTCCTGAATCTGTGAGTCGGCATTTGCGAACTGGAGCGAGAACTGGATGTTGTACGTCCCAGGGTTCTTGAAGTTGATCCGAGAACTATTGGAGATCGTGATCCCGTTTGTGTAATCAGTCGTGTTCAGGGTGACCGCATACGCCGCTGTGGTCGATGCCGCAGTCTGGTCGGTGGAGTCCTGAAACGCGCCGAAAGGCAGTTGATCGGCATAAGCCGCAGCAGAGAACGGGAGCAGAACGATCTTCGTGTCCGTGCTGATCCGCTCGTCGTAGAGAGTCGTGGTCAATGCTCCACCCGTGGCGAGAGTGACAGTCCCCGTGTTGTTGGACTTGCCATTCATCAGCCCGTTGACAACCTCGGAGATGCCTCGAGGATCGGCGCCAAACGGGGGGAGAACACGAAACATCATCGACGTCCCCTCCCGACGATGTTCACATCAACCCCGGCCATCGTTGTCCAGTTACCCGTAGGAACAACCTTGATCCGGTGGTACTTGCCGGAGCTTCTGAGGGAGACTCGGTTCTCATTACTCGCGGCTACAGCCGTTGAGTAAGTGATCGTGTCGTCCAGCATCTCACGAGAGGCAACCGAAACAGTCGCAGAGCCGTTGTCGATCTGCGGACGAGCCAAAGTGATGAGGCTTGCACTTGCGCTCAGGTCGCCAGTCTCAATGAATGCAGACATCGGAGAACCTTCAAAGGTCACGATCCTGGCCCCAGATGCACCAGCAAAAATCAATTTCCCGCCCAACCATTGCCGGGAGTCAAGGGAAACGGTGAGCGCATCAAGTGAGGCAGAGAACGAGTCCAATCCCTCAAGGCTTGTGGAGGATGTGGCCGCAGAAGCAATGTAACTTGCCGCTGTTGCTCCGTAAGACCATCTTCCGAGTTGCCAGTTGTAAATGAGAAGCGAGTTCCCACCCGTGGTGTTTTGATAGCACCAGATCACAACCTTCTTGATCGGGTCAACCGCAGAGCTGAAGTTGTTGTAAGCAGGCTCAAGATCATCCCAGAACCAGCGATCCACCTTCTCAGCACCGATTGGCGTGACTCTCTGGCCATCGCACATATAGAACCCGTCATCAGACAGGAAGAATGTCATGTTCCCGTACTGACAGACCGATCCAGGCTCATAGCACCCGATCTCACGAGAGATGGTGTCGAACTGGAAATAAAGCGGCGAGCCAACATAGCTCATCCGAACGATGGACTTCTCTAGAAGAACAAGCCCAAACTCTCCACCAGTTATCCCCTGAATATCCCCACCATCAGGAATGTCCTGGAAATCAGACTGAGATGCCCCGCCAGAAGTCCAATCCGTCTCGTCGTTGATGTCAGACCATTGGACTCGGTTTGGATAAGAGGCGATGTTTGCCGCGACCACAAAGTCACGAACTACCGTGATGTACTCGGCAATTGGAGCAGATGCGGCCACATCAGCGAATGCAGTTCCAGAGTTCAGGGTGAATGACTGAATCTTCTGCGAGTTGTTCGTTGCGAGAAGCACATCACCAAACTGGACAAACTTCCACTTTCCAGAACCTGTGTACCCACCGACCTTCGACACATCGTTCAGATTTCGAGTGCCAGAGTCGTACTTGAACAATTTGGTAGCACCACCAGCAAAAAGAGTCGATGTGCTGCTGATCTTTCCAGAGTAAACAGCTGTCAGGTTCTCGGAAGCATTGTTGGAGTAGTTCGCCAATGAAGGAATCGGCCCATACCCAACCTGTTGAGGATAGACGTTGTATGCGGCCTGGAGCGCACCTGACACGCCAGGTTGATCTGGGAGCCACTCACCGAACACAATCTTTGTTTCTGCCATGTCGCTCCCCTTAAGCGAGACTCCATGTATTCGTTGGGAGTGTCACGTTTGTCCAGTTGAAGTTTGGCAGCGTTACATCTGCCCATTCCTCGCCCTGCTCTGATGCATCACAGGTAACAGTAGCGGATGCGGTGATCGATGCCACTCCACCAGCGGTGATGTTGGCGTTACATGAAACATCTGCACTTGCCGTAATCGAACAAGACCCGTCGTAGGTCATCCCGCCATTAGCGGTGACGGTTGCCGAACAAGTGATCGATGCTGCGCCAGGAATGACAATCTGAGCATTTGCCTCGCAAGTACCAGATGCCGTGATAGATGCGCTTGCATTCTGAACAAGCGTTCCATCAGCAGAGAAACTGGCAGATGCCGTTATTGAGGCAGCAGCGTCTTGAACCCGTGTTCCGTTTGCCGTAACACTCGCCGACGCCGTTACAGCACCAGCGGCATCCCACCGAGTAACGCTTGTCTCATAAAGCGCAGAATCAAGCGTTAGCGTGAGGTCATCTAGACTCGCCTTGAGATTATCAAGGGAGTCTATTGTCCACGGCGGGTAGAGATCGGCCATTACGTCAAGGTGACAGACAGCGATCCGATGGAGATCCGGAACACATCACCAGTGGCGATGGTCTTGGACGCATCCAAAGCGGTGTGATACAGCAGATTACCACCAGAAGAAGCATCACGCAGCCCGATATAGGCCACCGTACCCCACGAACCCGTAGCCTGTGGGAACTCCACAGCCGCAGAGTTTGAGGTCGCACCGTTCGAGGGAGCGGAGAAGGTAACGCTCTGACGGGCGTATCCATTGCCACTCACTTCAGTACCCGTATCCGCATCAGTCGGGTCTGTGGTGTATAGCGCCACATAAACCGTCGTAGGACTCGTGTAAGAAGTGTTGCGGAGAGTCGCGTTTACAAGCGCGTTCTCCAAGTAATTCGACATTTCAGCCATTTTTATCTCCTAGCCAAAGTCATGGTGAGAGGAACACCCGCGTATTCTCCCCGATCATCGGATGCATTGATAGAGTCAATTGCCCTCTGATACAGAGCCGCCCAGGTCGCAAGACGCTCATCGTTCATCAGATAAGGCTCTGCCTCACCCAAAGAAGCGTAAAGCAGCGCATCAGGGCAGTTCGCCAAGAACGCATTTGAGGTGTTTGTGTCGCTCAGATAGGCCGGGGCTGCGTAGTACAGCATCCGAACCTGATAAGCATCGTCAGGGATTTTGGCAAACTGGAAGTCATCTGCTAGTACGGTGTACTTTGCCGGAACTCCAACCGTCGTCACATCGGCATTGCGATAAAAGATGTTTGGGGAAAGGTACTCAAGCGCCCTTACCGGAGTCGTGTTCAAGTGCAGATCACGAATCTCAAGAAAGTCATTCGGCAGCGAGACCGTGGCAACATTGGCCGTGGTCGTCGCATAGACCAACTTTGACATCTGGCGAATCCGCAAGTCCCGTCGAAGACGGTTCTCCGCGAATGTAATGAAGTCAGGAATCTGACTCGTCAGATCAGACCTGGCGAGATAGTTCGCCACCGTGGTCTTGAGATCGGAATAGGTGGAGATAGCCATTAGACCCTCCCTGGACGGGTGCGGAATGCGCGGTTATCAGGATTGTTGAGCCATTCCTTAAATCGGGCCTGGTCAACCACATGGAATCCCCGCATGATGCCCTTTTTGTTGAGATCGTCAATCACCACCAAAGGAACCGAGGCGATCTTGTTCCCAAACAAATGGTCGCTCCACTTGGCGCGTTCATCGTATGAGTTGAATTGAGCCTTATTGGACTCAATGATCCCACCCACATCCTGCGAACTCTCGATCACGATTCCATCATCGGCGACGTGAGCCTTGCGCTGGACTACCTTTGTGTTCTTTGCGATTTCGTTGATGTTCATGTGAAAAAAGGGGGCTGAGTTGCCCCGGCCCCCTTAGTTGTCACCGATAACTCGGCTTAGGACAGGTCAGCGATGATGCCGTGAGCGGCTTCGTTCTTGACCTCGAGGGTGTATTCCACCAGCAGCTGAGTGCGATCCGAGTCGCCGTTCTTCGCCAACTCAATGGTCTGGAAGGGACGCAGA